TTCATCTACATCACCTACATATGAATCAGCATAATGCTTGCTCTTGTTGTGATGACCTATGTAAATAGTATCCACGTGAATGTTGTTGTCAAAAAACGCAGACAGCATGGTGGTACTGTCAGTACCACCCGAAAACGCCAATACAATTTTTTCGTATTTGTTTCTAATTTGCTGAGCTCTGCGTTTATACATGTCTCTGTACGATTCAGTTGGGTAATTGGTCCAGTCCTGGCAATCGAAGACTTGGTCATGAACATCAAAGTACACATGCTCGTGTGGACAATTATGAGCTGCATGCAAGAATGCAGTATAAGGATTGAAAAATATTTTGTCTTTGAGACGATAGCAAATCATTCTGTGACCCAGGTATAAGTTTCTTAAATTAGGTTAAAGGTGCTTGACACAGAATGTATCTAACGGTAGGCGTTGTGTAGTAACACTACAATAAAGACATTGATATGTCCAGCGTCAATTTGAATCCGACGTCGAGATGATCTCGGCGTTGCAAGCAGTATTTATACTTTGGATTTAATCAATAAAATTTATTCAACACGACCACCAAATTGCTCAATTGCAGAACGAACACGACCTCGCCAATAGGCATTGAGTCCGCCGGTCCGGTACAACAGAGTTAAGAATTTGACCAATTCAGGACCGTTCATAACAGGTCTTTCAGACTGGTTGGCCGGGCAGGACACTGGAGTATCTCTACAACGTGCAGGCACTGTTTGTTACTAGATGACATCATGTTATTTCCTCACAATACGTTATTTTATTATAAAATTTGCGTTGTGTCAATATCATTTGAGCAATAATTTGGCCACTCAGTAAAGTAGGCTCCGAAGAGCCTACTGCTATTTTTGGTTACGAGGTATAGTCTACCTCGGGGCTTATGCTGCTAGAGCATAAATAAAGTTATGAATTATACTAAACAATATCATTTTTTAATAGAACGAGCAAAGACTCGAACCCTTGCTGGATACAAGGAAAACCATCATATTATTCCTAGATGTATAGGTGGTACAGATGACCCAACCAATCTAGTAAATCTTACCGCAAGAGAACATTATATAGCTCATATCTTTCTAGCAAAGATATACGGAGGTAAACTATGGCATGCTGTTAATATGATGGGGAGGATCAAACAATATTCTAATAGATACTACGAGAAAGCAAGGTTGGAACATTCTAAATTATTATCTGAGCAAAATAAACGAACTAAAACTAAGCCAAAGGAAGATAGAACATACAAGTGTGTTATATGTAATGGAATATTTGTTAGATTAGAGTTTTGTCATCATCTTATTAAATCTGAGTTTGTGTGTGGACACAGATGTAACGGAGCACGAAATGGTAAAAAAACAGCAGGTAAGAAAAATACAAAACTTAGCGAATCGATGATGGGAAGGGTTGCCTGGAACAAAGGACTCCCAAGTCCTACATCTGCCGAAAACGGGAAAAAAAGTGCCGTTAAATTATCAGCAACCGTTACTGGTAGAAAAAAGAAAATATTGCCCGATGGAACATGGACTTGGGAATATCCAAACAAATAGGAGCCGAAGCTCCTATGAGGGTTTTTTCTTTTACAAAGCAAAACCTACTTCGCTATCAAGCATTTGCAGCCATCAAGAATTGTTCATCGTTTGCATTTACGTTTTTTGTTTCTACGACCAGGATACCCTAATCCTAACGACTTCTACATTGCCGAGCGCCTGTCCTTGTACTATCTTGCCGGTCGATTGCCAATATCATCCCCATTAGAAAGTATACTGTGTGCCTAGTGCCCTTACTTCCGGTTCCCAAAGTTGAGTTCCTTCGTCACAATATACTTACTGGTGGAGATGCCGGGAGTTGAACCCGGGTGTCGCCAATGTTTCCTCAGCAGGTTTACGCTGTTCTTAAATATTTATTACAAACTATGTTCACTACCAATTGGGTTGATAAGACTAATACTCTGCTGTTTAGCGCAACCTTAACATTTCCATCACAGCTTGTTGCTCACTGATCTTAGTTACTTTGGCAGGTTGGCAAAGACCGCCGTGCCAATGAAATTTTAAACCACGTACCACGACCCGTTTTGGTGTAACTTTTTCTATACGCCCTGGGCTCAGAGTTCCCCACTATGATGAGTACAGCACAAAGTCACCTGCCTGTATCACCTGTCGCTGGCTGTCTAATTGTGTAGGCTCATGATGTTTTTTAGGTTTAAAATGCAAGGGCTTCTCCAATTATGCTAGTTTCTGATTCTTAAATCTTTGTTATGCACTAGGTCAGCTACAGTCAAAACACCTCGTCAAACTTGATCGCTGGGTCTAGTGCTCGCAACTGTGTTGCAACTCGGTTTAGTTGACGGTAGCGAGCGTTGACTTGACTACGGCTGAGTTCACCATCACAGGTCAAGTTTTCTGGACTCAGTTGCGAATCAATGCGATCTGCAATACGTTGACGGTCTTCAGCTGAGTTTAAATCCAAGGGCACTTTGCCAAAAACAGCCGACCACTTGTTCTCTTGTTCAACATACGCTTTGAGTTCTTTCATTTGTGTAACTCCTGTTTGTTTAGTGTGTAGTGTGTAGTGTATTATACAGCCAATTGAGTTTTTGTGTCAACCAAAATGTCAGCAACTACAATAACTCTACCATAAGCCATTTGGAACTGTTCTGCACAGGATTTAACTGAGAAAATGTGGATTTTTCCGGTCTTGGTAATCAGTGTGTATTGCATGATTTATCCTGTTTGTTTACTATAAAACTATTATAGCGTAGATTGAATTATCGGTCAACCAGCAAAATATTGTTGTTTTATTGCAACATCAAGGTTTGGCGGAACAGGTGAGATTCGAACTCACGGAGCAGTATAACCCACTCGACGGTTTAGCAAACCGTTGCCTTCGGCCACTCAGCCACTGTTCCATAATTGGTACACCCAACCGGACTTGAACCGGTGTGACCGCCATGAAAGGACGGGATCCTTGGCCGCTAGATGATAGGTGTAGTTACAACTGTTGTTAAAAATATGACATATATTCAACAACAAAACAATTGTAGCAAGTTATGCATTAGATGTCAAGTCATCATTGACAGTGTTTCACCATAAATACGTTTATACAACAAGGAACACCGCATGGCAACTTCTTTATCGTTTGATTTTACACAGGATCAGTTGCGCATATTTTTAAACAACTTGCCCAACTACGAAAACTGGTATAAATCACTGGTGGTATTTTTACCTGAATGCAACATCACCACACGTGAACAAGTCTGTGCATTTTTGGCACAGACACATCACGAGTCTGCTGGATACCGTCATCTGTCTGAAAATCTCAATTATAGGTGGGAAAGCCTGAGAAGAGTCTGGTCCAGACGTTTTCCCACTGATGAAATTGCCAAACAGTATGCACACAACCCAGAACGCATTGCTAACAAAGCCTATGCTGACCGCATGGGCAACGGTAACGAAGCATCTGGTGATGGTTGGCGTTATAGAGGGCAGGGATTGATTCAGTTGACCGGCAAAGACAATCAGTTGCGATTTGCCACTGATGTTGACCGGCCATTGTCAGACATGGTGGATTACCTGGGAACCTACAACGGTGCAGTGGAATCAGCTTGTTGGTTTTGGGAAACCAACGATTTAAACCGCTGGGTAGATTCTGGAGACTTTGACGGTCTTAGTGACAGCATTAATCTTGGCAGAAAAACATCAGCCGAGGGAGATGCACATGGTTATCAAGATCGAATGAATCAATACCGTAGAGCCATGGGGATTATATAACATGTGGTTGATAAACTTCTTGCCTGACTGGATATTTTACCTACTGCTGATAATTGGAATATTGGCCATTGTGGTCAGCATGTTTTTGAAAAATATACCAGTAGTTGGCCATTATCAAACTCCAATTTGGTTGTTGGGCATATTACTGACTGTGGTGGGTGTTTGGTTTGCCGGCGGCATCTCTCAGGAGCGTGAATATCGAGAACGCATTTCTGCACTGCAACTACGTGTGGCCGCAGCTGAAAAGAAATCAGCCGAAGCCAACACTCAAATTGAATATGTCTATCGAGACCGTGTACAGATTGTGGAAAAAGTTCGCTATCAAGTTATCAGTGCCATACGGGAATACAGCACAGCAATGGATGCAAACTGCACAGTTATACCCTTGGCCGTGGACATATTAAATCAGGCAACTCAGTCCAACACTGGAGAAAAGAAAAAATGAAACTGTCACTTGTGTTGTGTTGTCTAGTACTAACTGGGTGTGTGTCAACTCCGGTAACAAGGGAATTTCCCAGTATTCCTCCAGCATTGAAACAAAGTTGCGGCGAGCTGATCTTGGTTCCACCTGGCACCACCAAGCTGAGTGATGTCATCACAGTGGTCACCGAAAACTATGCTCAGTACAACGGTTGTAGAGCATTGAATGATGCATGGTCTGCTTGGTATGCAGAACAGAAAGTTATCTTTGAGAGCGTAAAATGAACTGGATAGATACTGTATTAACTTACTTTAACCAAACCAATAGCATGGCCATCATGTTGTTGGGCTTGATTATGGGTGTGTTTTATATACTAGTTCGATTGCATTTAAACAAAGACTCTGCGTTTGATCTTGAAGATTTAGTCACAACCGACGGCAAGTTGGATGAAAAGAAATTTACCAGATTTGGCGCTTGGGTACTCAGCAGTTGGGGATTTATATACATCATGATAAAACACCCAGACAGTTTGCCTGAGTGGTATTTCTTGGGTTACATGGGAGTTTGGGTCACCAATGCCATACTTGATCACAGAATGAATGGATCCAATTCCAACAGGTACGGTTCCGATCCCAACAAGTACAGATCTCACCGCCCTGGCAATTTTGATTCTGACCGCCCTGACTACGAAGATAGACCACCCAGGTAGCTATACCTGATTGTTATATTGTCTGGCCAATTTATGATGCCTTAACCGAGCCAGATGCAAGGTACTTCCAAATCAGCTGATAACAACTGTTCGACAATGCCAGCCAGGTTCTCAAATTGCTCACATCCAATTGCCTTGTTTGATACGGTCTTGTGCCTTTTTGGTGCAGTAGTCTTCAAAATAGGCAAGAATTTTATAAAAAAGATTTTTCATAATACCAATCCTTTGAATTCTTCATGCTCAAATCTTTTCTGTAATCGTTCCACATCAGAACAATTCTCAGGTTGATGTGATTCAATGTAACGCTCTAGGCGACTTTGATAGTCCTGCTTGGGAAACATTTCCGATAATCTTTCAATTAAGTTTGCTAAAAACATTTTGTGTCTTCCTTGTGTTAGTAGAACTCATGGTTTCTACTGAGTTATTTACCTTGCACTGCAACAAACTAATGGTTTCTACTGAGTCTTTGGCAAAATAAATAAACAACAACAAGGTCAACATGAAAAAAATCTTATTAATGCTGGTAATGATACCCTTGGTATCATTTGCATCACCGCGAGAGCCTGCAGTTGAAATATACAATTTCCAAATCACACGTGTGGTTGATGGTGACACAGTGGGGTTCCGTGCTGACTTTTTGCCTGAGCCTCTGAAGAAAGAACTGCTGGTCAGAATCTACGGAGTTGACACACCAGAAAAAGGTTGGCGAGCACAGTGCGATAAAGAAAATGCCAAAGGTCAAGCTGCTAGCAAATTCACTCAAACGGTGATCAAGCAGGCCAAACAAGTGAGTATTGCCATAATGTCATGGGACAAGTATGGCGGTCGAGTGTTGGGTGATGTCATTGTTGATGGACAGAGTCTGCGTAACTTGCTGATTGATCAAGGCTATGCAAGAGAGTATTACGGGGATAAAAAACAAAGTTGGTGCAAGTGATTATTTCTTGCCAATGTACTCATGACTGTAGCATATGCGCCCTGCATCACGTGCAGTGGTAGTGCCTCCATAACCGGGCATCTTACGTGCTGACCCATCCTTGAGCAAGTAGCTTCCCAAACGGCTTTTTTTGTTTGTTGATGTTGGACGCCACAAGTCTGATCGCTCTCGATGCTCACCGAAACTGGGGTGCGCAGTTTTGCTAAAATAACGCAACCCACGACTAACATATATTTCAGCAATGGCATCACTGAAAGTAGTGCCAATTCCCATGCCTTGAAACTCGGGCAACACCACGGTTCTATGACCACGCCAATAGCTGTGAATGTCGCGATTGGTGGAATGTATTGCAGCATGAAATGCTATGGGTTTCTCCCCCAACAGCAACGCATAACAATGAACACTGCGGCTCATGTTGGTGTCTAGATAGTGATACTTTGAAAAATAGCGCCAATAGTCCGGAGTTGTGCTTGTGAGGGTGAGTGAGAGCTCGGGTTTTGTCCCCAGTCGATGAAGTGACCTCCGGTTTTCAAGTTTTTGCAGATCAGTGTCGTAGACCCATTCTGGATCTAACCAATCAATGATGTCACGATGACACGATGCAATATACAACACACCAGGATGTCGGTCAAAGTAACAGCGAACACTCAATGCCAGGCTTTTGGCAGTGTCGCGGTCAACTACACTGGTAAACTCGTCAATGATGACATGCCCTTGATCCAGTCCCAGCGCAATCTCAAAACGGTGGTATTCACCGTTGCTCAGAGTGGCTGGTGAACGAAACCAAGCAGGGATAGTACGTAGGCCACAAGCCAGCAACAGTTCCTCACCTTGCTCGGCTGAGCTGAAATTTTCCAGCACAGTTGCAGACTGATCAACAGTTGTTGATTTGGGCCGATCAATCGTTTTTAAGATTGTTGTTTTACCTGATCCAGATGTGCCCACAATCAACACAATACCTGTCACAGGCAACTTTGGCACAACTACCGGGGCCTCAACATGGTCTTGGATGTCATATTTGGCACGAATAGTATCGATATAGTTGTTCATACATTGTTCCGGATTATGTTGTTGTGGCAAATGGTCATGCAATACGGCGCCCGCTTAATACATCCTTAAGTCGATCTGCTGCATAACTGGCAGCAAACGCTTGCGGTTTAACTAATGGCACCACATTACACATGCCCTTGATATAGCCAACAGCTTCGTTTATCACGCAATTACTTCCGTGTGATTCAACTGGATTGATGTCGAGATGTACTTCTATTTCTCGATCTTTCAGTACCTCCTGCAATTTCAAGTAAAGGTCTGCAATTTTCATCACTTCGTTCATGAGCCGCATCTTGGGACGATCTCGTTTTTGGTCCCAATCTCGCTCAGTCTGTACTTCTCCAAAAATTTTGCAACCGTTATTTCCGTTGACGTGGACCACAATGGCCAAGGTGTAATCAGCATACCAGTCATTTTTAATTGAGTAACGTTCACTGTCGCCGCCCACATAGATACGAGTATTGGGCCCTTGTTGTTCAATAAACTGTTGTACTGCTTCAAGATCAATCTTGGCATGCATAAATCACCTGTTGTAAAATGTTGTGTTGAAAGTTATTTTTTAACCTTCAGTAGATACTCTCGACCTACTAAGCCTTGTTGAATTTCTAGTAGTGCAGATATAACTGACCCCTTGGTGATCAAGTTTGGATCTTCTCGATTTTGCCTAGACAATTCTCTTGCTCGTGCTGAAGCAATCAGCACCAGGTCATACTTGTTGTTGCCAACATTCTTGACACATTGTTGTGTGTCCAATTCCAGCGTTCTGCTTAATGTTTTGTTCATTGTTGCCTCATGGTTGTTGGTTATCTGGATTGTGGTATTTGTTTTTGATCACAACATGATCAAATTCTTCTGCTGTGGTTTTTGTGCAATTAACAATTTTTGTTCTTGTGCAACAGCCCTGGCATGACGTTCGGCTACCTGGATCTTTATTCCCAACGCTCCTGCGCATAAAAAACATTCACCTACTTTGAACTGGCACTGGTTAACTGAAAAAGATTTCAATACAGTATCTCCATTCCAACTGTTTCTCTGTATGCTGATGTAGCCTTGTTTTTCCAACTGAGTTCTTAGCCGATCAAATTCAGGATGGTCTTGACTGTGAGTAATACAGTATGTAGCATGCCCTGATATGGTTTCTATCAGTTGCTGGTCAGTCAGTACTGTTTGATCGTTATATCGAAAGTGAGTTGTAGTCACAGTTTCATTGACCAAGTACTGTTCGTCTATGTAGAATTCGGCGTTGCTCATTTGTGTTTTCTTTGCTGAATTTTAAATAATAATGGTGCCAGTGTTGCTGGCACAGGAATCCCGGTCCTCGGTGCTAAGAGAGCACCTACATACCACCCTACTCTTACCATTAAGTTTGTTGTTTTGTTATGGAATAGGCTCAACCCTATTCTTTGGCTTTTATCGTTCTATGCTTACTGTATAGGAGGATCAGTCCAATCTCGTCATAGTCCAACTCGTATCGTGTGCCTGCAGACAGTGACGACAGTGAGAGTGCGCGTATCGTATACATCGAATTTTCCAAAACAACAAACTTAATGGAGCGGGTAGAGAGGATCGAACTCTCGTCATCAGCTTGGAAGGCTGAGGTAATAGCCATTATACGACACCCGCACTCTTAAATGATTGTACTACACAACATCTGATAAGTCAACCTTTTTATTTTCTAAACAGTTCTTTATCATATTCAAGTACACTATGTCCAGTCCGAGGGCACTCTTTAGAATGCGACCCATATTTAAGAACCCGCCACAGTATACTTGAATATGCGCCCTGTCCCTAAACAGGGCGAAATATTGTCTTTTTGTTATTGGGCGACAACCCTCAGACTGATATAGGATACGTTACTGCGTCACTAGTATTGTGTTTTTCGCCAGTTTAAGGATAACGGAATAGGGATTATCTGACATAGCCTTGGCACCCAGTATTATGGTATTGCTACCATATTGAAGTACACTAGGACACCAATGGAGATAATTACCTTTGGAACAACCCTCAGAACTAGTGTACTTTAATATGGCCCAACTCACTAGTAATACTAGTTGGTTGCCATATTCAAGTACACTGCTCTCGTTGTAGTCGGTAGTCTAGATCTACCATCGCAGTGTACTTGAATATGGCATCAACGATGGGAATCGAACCCACTAACTGCCAGTGCGATGCTGGTTGAGATCAGCTCACCATACAAAAGGTTTACTCTGTTTCGAACCAGTCCTTTTATATAACTTATCTCTAACTTTCCATGTCGTCTTCGTTGACACCATATTGAAGTGCATTACACCATGCGAACCCATCTACATGTTTAATTATTAATCGCTACTGGGCTTCTAGAATCCCTTCGCCGAGGCGTCATGTAATGCACTTCAATATGGCTTGTATTGTTAAAGAACGATTTCTTACTATATAACTATTATAATGCTTTACTGGTTACCTGTCAACCTACTAGTGTTGTATATTTACAGCATTTTTAGTTTAATTTTGCTAGTGCGATACGTTTCCAGTCACTTCTTCGGATTCATCGCCTCTGCAACAGCAGTGAATGTATCTTGGAATATCTCGCTAATGATACTAGGATACTTCGAAATCTCTTGAATCAGCATTTTTTTACAATCTGCTGTGGTAATTTTAGTGATCATTGTATGTGTCTCCTGTTTGTTTAGTGTATAGTATATTGTATGCTAAAAGGAGTTTATAGTCAACCGATTCAGTGTTGTATATACGCAACACTAATTGCAATAGGATGCCCTATCGAGATACTCGTTTTTAAATTTCTGAGTTATAATAATTCCGAATCCAAGACAATCTATCTTGCTCATTTAGTGCAGTGTAGACTTCAATGTTTTCTCGAATAGCATCTACCAAGCTGTAGTACTCTTCATCAAGATTCTTTTTAATGTCCTTCTTTGTATCTACAATTTTATCAGTTGACGGATTACGTGCCAACCATTTTTGAGTCAAGTAGTATGGCGACTTGATCTTTGCACTGATACCATCGTTGGTATAAAATACAAATCCTTCATGCTGACAGGTTTTGGCCATTTGCTGTAATCCGCCAATAGTAGTGAAGTAACATTCAGGCGTATAACAATTTAATTCAGATACTGCAAAGTCACGCCACAAGTCGGCAGTCAACTTGCTGTATCCATGCACAGTACCTTCCCATGCTTTGACACGCCACCCTAGGAAATGCATTCCTTCTTTTTCAGGAATAATATGTGGATCATTTTTATGTACACACTCAAACATAAAAGTCATGCCAGTATTACTTTCGTTGCTCAACACCTGTAACCATTCGTCAAGGGGCATATGATATTCCATCATTTCTTTTGCCATGTCAACGTATTCACTGTCTGTAGTACCAGTGGTAGACACCAACAACTTGCCGCGATGTACTGTAACAGCCACCATAAATCCGTTTACTTTACGGTAAGCAGTAACAGGCGTAGCATCGTCTAGGACAGGTGCTTGGCTTTCAATGCCATAATTATAGATCTTGGTGAAAGGGCGTGACATCACAGTGAAGTCTTTATCAACTATAGTGCCACGACATTCCTCAAGGTAGTTGTTCCAAAGGTTGTCATAGAAAACTTTTTTAGAATACTTCAAAACAAATAACCCAGGATAGTTAGCACATTCGCGCATCTTGACCAAATTGGGGTTATTTACAACATATTCCATCAGGCTGTTGCTATCAATCATGGCATGATCTCCTTTCAGTTAATTCTAGCATGTACTTCGTCGAAACCTTCCCTTGATGCTGGAAATTCAAAACTTCCCATCATACGTTTAACAACATGATCTGGTATTGTTTTACCTACACGTGAAGATAATCGCATTTGTAATTCCTCTTCACTTGGTGCCGCAAGCACCACAGCAATTTTGCGATAACACAAAGGTACCATTCTTAACTTTTGTGCTCGTGACTTAACCGATAAATTAGTTTGATCCCATATCACAATTGGCGTCTTGTTGGAAAAAGCAGAAACTGCATCTTCTTCCATTTGGTCTGTGGCATCTTTTATGTTGTGTGCAAAGGCACGATCATATGTGGTGCCTTGAAGTTCTGCAATTCTTTCAATATAATTATCAGTGGAGAGAATTGCATACTTATCGCTAAACAGGTACTTGTGATCATCAATCCACGTAGACTTGCCAGTTCCGGGGAGTCCAACCAACATATAAAACTGAAAGGAAGTTGGAGTTGTTGCTTCAATCTCTTTAGCTGCCTCATCTAACAGGTCTGCTAATCGGTCAGGCTTACCTTCCTGAACACTTTTACGTGAGCTAATTTGTCGCCGAATATGAGCACGAGTCTTGAGTCGATACAACAGACTTTGTTGTTCATATGGTAAATGCGATTCATCAATCATCACATTTCTCCCTTCTGATGATGTTCTTTAATTTTACCTTTCAATGCTGATTCAATTGCCTGTTCCATTGTGATGACAATTTCACCTGTTGCATCCATGCCCATGTCACGGCAACGGTATTCTTCCATACCGGAAACAGATCCATGCAAGTGCCCATGCAAGTGCAAAGCCCCACGGTGCATCTGATTCCATTCTGCAATGGGATAATGAAACATGCAGATCTTGTTACCGTCATAATTCACTTCAAGGTAATCCTGCACTGATTCAAAACATCTTTGAAATACCGGATCTTTCAGCGTCTTTTTATCGTGGTTGCCTGCAATGAGAATCTTTTTACCATTGAGTCTCTTCATAATTTCGATTGCTTTCAGCGTTGGCAAAAATGCAACATCACCAAGAATGTAAACAACATCACCAGGTTCAACAATGCTGTTCCAGTCTTGTATCATTGCTTCGTTCATGTAATCAACATCTTCAATGCCGTCATTCAGATACTTGGCACGAGCCTCTGCACAAAATTTAAAAATGTTTTTATGTCCAAAATGAAGGTCTGAAGTCACATATGTTTTCATTGCAATTATACCTGTTATGCTTAATTATACCCAACATTATACCCTATATCAAGTTATTTGTCAACCACCGGTGTTGTTAAAATACAACGTTGCAGAGTTGTAGAATTTTGATCTTGGATGAATTCTAGTTATTATTATTTTTATTTATCGCCACGACTTTCGGCGTCTGTGTTCCAGCGATTTTGTTCAGTGTTCCAGTGTCGGCTGTCGTATATATTGAATAGTATGCTGTGACCAAACAACCCCAAGTCAATTTTGAGTCCAGCATGGTCTTGCCTAAAAGAATATTGCAGTTGCACTTCTGCAATTACAGGTTGTCGACATAGTTGCAGTTCCCACCATTTATTTTTAGATATGTTGCCGCTCCAGCATCGACCCGAATCAAAATTGTCGCTCCAGGGATTCGTAATGGTAAATCCTAATCTAATCATAATCTAATCCAATTTGTCTAGCGTTTTCTGACATTGCGTCTAACGCAATGTCAGCGTCAAGTGCGCCAAAATGTCGTTTAATAGCGTTGCTACATGCACGAGCAAACTCAGCATCTGGTGCTTGATCGTGCATGACGCTTCCGTTCTCTACCACACCAATACATTCTGCAATGATTGAGTTGGCAAATTTTTCTAACTTGTTTGGTTCTCTATTAGGATTATAATGCAGCAACCCAGCTTCTCTTGCCAGTTGTTTAAGTCGTTCATTCATTCTTTTGCCCCTAGTGTTTCGTCTAACAGTTGTTGTAAAGACTTTATCTTGCGTAGCAGTTGAGGCCTATGCCAGATATACCAGCCAACCCATAATCCTTGTGCCCAAACAAGTAGCAAGCTGAATAGTATTAACCAATCGTCTGAATTCATTGGTCAACTCCACACATTTTTAAAATTTCTGCTCTAAACTCGCCGTCACGAAAGTTGTCAGCAATGTGGTACAACAGTGTGTAACAGCCCATGGCTGCAATTTCGTCGTGCTCTGGGCGATAATCAACATCAGCCAGTTCAGCAAATTCTTTGGCCCAGTCGTTTTTATATTGTTCAATGTAATTGCTGTTCACGATTCAACTCCAAAATGTCGTTTGATTTTGTTGGCATTGCGGTTATATTCTTCCACTGCAAGGTCACTGACATGACATTCTTCCGTCCACAATGATCGAGCACATTCTCGCACAATTAACTCGGCGAACTTTCTTAACTCTTCCGGGGTGCCACCTAATCGCCAGTTGTCACCATTGCCAGTACTCAAGTTATAATAACCTATGCCAGCTTGTTCGGCTAATAATTTAATTTGTTCATTCATTTTTCCACTCCAGATTGTGATCTTCACGTAGAGCCACCTCGGTGCACTCTTTGATGATTGATTGGGCAAACTTTGTCAACGCCTGCTCCTTCTTATTCATATGTCTACTTTCAACATAATGCATGTCTTTTTCATAGCTGGGTACATTGGCTCTCATAGTTATGACCACCTTAATGCAAATAACGTAGCATCTTTATCATCAGCAAACCTAATACCATACAACTTGGAATCTTGACTGTATTCTATATCCCATCGCTGTGGTTCTGGCAAAGGTGGATTAGGTATATTTACATCTAACCAGAAACCTATGTCATGTATGGCATCTCTATGTCGTTTACTGAATGCTATGTTAATCATGACCACTCCAATAAAAATAACAAATAATCTTGCTGATCTTGAAATGCTATAAAAATTCTATTCTCACCAGTTATACTGTTTTGTTCATATTCGTTATTGTAACAGGTCACACTTAAAAAGTCAACTCGTCTTTTGTTCTGGCAATTTTCTGCAATCCATGTACGAATATTGTCAAGTCCATAGAAGCGTCCACCTGGACCACAGTCAAATGTCATGCGATATGCATAGTGATCGATATTGTCGAAACAATGAAAGTATGGATACCCGTGATAATAATCACGAATGGAGTATCCTTTGGGATTATATTCGGGGTCGTACTTATGGTCGTACTCCTCCCTAGTGTCACAACTGTGTTGCTTTAGGAATCTTCTTTCACGCCAGTCCTTCCATACTTGGACTACATCCATTATTCACCTGTTTGTTCTCTGCGTTGTTTTCTAGCAGCAGCCAAAGCAAATACTTTTTCATTATCGTTTTCCCAAGATACCGGCTGTGGAGGAACTACAACTCCGTTGGTAGTTTCGTACCCATTAAAGCTGTGTTCCTCCTGCTCATCATACAGCCATCCCATTTGTTTCATTAACGCATGTTTGACCATTAGATTGGGACTACGGAAAACACCTGTATCCTCAAACCCCATCATGATCCCAACTTCGCATACTGCACCTGAGCGACAAATTCCAGCATGGCAATGCACAATCACATTGTGGCCAAATTCTAGTGCTGTGGTCAATGCGTCAGTTATGCTTTTGGCTTGACCTGTATTGATCTTTTGATTGCCCGGAACTGCATCCTTGACTTCAGCATCTAAAAACCTAAAACGATATATTGTATCATACTCATAATGTTCTTTCGGCCAATCAGTGTCAGGATCCACAATTTGGATCAGCACTGCATTGTTGCCAGGATCTTGATGGTGTCCCGACCTTACTGCACTCATGGATACGTTTTGTATAAATGGCATGACCGAATTCCTATAATTTAAATTTACCATCGTGTATTTTTTTTGGTTTCAGATATCCATGTTTCAATACCTACTACAGTATCTTCTGCCACAAATTCTACTTCATTCATTGTGCTTCTGCCGGTAAAGTGGCCTTGTTCAACAGGTATTGCAAGTCGCCTAAATCGTCCTCTGTTAATGAAAGGATGTAACGACCGTTGTCAGCTTTGAAAAATGGTAATAAATGTTTATGCGTTGTTGTTGTTCCGTTCACTTCTGTTGCATAACAAAATTCTATAGCTCGTGCATCTTTTATACCAACTGTATCCAATACGTTCATTTTATTTCTCCTTTGATATGAATAGCCTTCACTGATTCTTGTCAAGGCTTCGGTTTGTTCATAATCTGCATCTTTTTCAACATCTGATACCATGATTGCCATGGCATCCCATAGTGCATTGTGTGGCACTTTACTTTGTGCTGAACTGAGATCTCGTCTAATTTCCATTGTGATAGGAGGATGAGTCAGTGTAATTCCTGGGCCAACAATTAGTGATTGACAAAAGTGTTTGATATCTTCAGGCCAATCTGCAATCAGATTAATGCGTTGAAACTGGCCAAGAAATACCTGTAGCCTATACTGAAACAAGTCCATGTCAACTGAGTCTTTTTCCAGAATTGGCATGACATGTTCAGCTACCCATGGACTTGGTTCTTTACATTCTAGAACCTCATAGAACTCGTCACCACGTTCAGAGACTATGGCCATACTAATGAGTTCACCACGAAAGTCGTTGAACTCTGTATCAATGTATAAGTTTGTTGTCATGCCGATATTCCGTTCAATCAGATAATATTTGTAATAACACTTTTTTCACCATTCTTCATCGGAGCGATTACAAACTGGTGAGAGTCGTTTCGTTCTAAATTCATTTTGGCAAACGTTTCTTTTACTGATTTTATATATTCTAACTGCTTTTCTCTGGGCAAATCCCCAACCTCAACATGAATAATACATCGTTCACCTTCTTGTAACTTGGGGATAACCATATACTCTATTCTATTTCTGTTCATTTTAATGCTCCATTATAATATGCTATTCGCCACCGTAGTATTCAATCAACTGTGTGGACGCGTCAATCAACACTTTGTTACCAACAACATCATCTTCATGTAGCCAACCACCGTTCTTGTGATGATCAAGTTCTTTCTGTAGACACCGTCGTGATTCAATTAGAGTGTCCACAGTGATCCTGTCGGCTTCATCAATAGGAACTGCCTTGTGTTTTTTGTCAGCTTCATCAAGCTCTGTTTCTGCTGGAAACAGATCAAAACAGATTGATACACCAGAATCACTGCCTGTGATTACAGTGAAGTCATTTATCTCGTAAAAATGATCCACGATTTCGTTCAATTTAAAAATCGTCGACCTAGTCAATTTAATTTTGTTTATCATGGTATTATGCCTTTACAGTTGTGGTTATCATGTGTTACTTTATTGACCATTTTACAGACAGTACATACACTGCAGCAACTGCCAAGAACCATCCCCACCCAGGAGATTGACAATATATCAAGAATGCAGCCATGCTCATGACACTGATGGGCATGGCCACATATAGTGCTGTCAAGATGATTTCTTTCATTTGGTTAACCAACCTTCATGTCAAGTACACTGTGTTCATGGGAGTTGACTAGCTGTGTTATGTTGCCAATCAAAGTCAACTCTTCCGGCTCGTACCATGCAGCTTTCTGAAAGCTACCGTCTGGAAGTTCCAGGCTGACCCTACCACCTGAAACTGCAGAAACAACACACACCGTACCAAATTGTGTACGCACGACATCTAGTCTTTTGAGTTTTGTTTTCATTTCTGTCTCTACTTAATTAGTGTTTCAATATAGCTATTGTATTGGAAGTTTGCTGAAAAGTCAAGTCAAAAAAATCCCACTGTTGCAGTGAAACAACAGTGGGATTTCGTGCAATTACTTGATCATGGGGTGCCTTATGAGTTTCGATCTCATGCTACAATCTTCACAGGATTGGGTGCTACCATTACACCAAAGACACCATTGATAATGAAAATGCGCCTGACAGCGCATTTATGTTGAACTTATTACTGCACTATCTTTCCCAGACTGCATATAAACCTACATTTGTACTGTGTGACGACCACCACTCGTCGTCGTGGTATATTTTACTAAAATACGTTGAAACTGCTGGAGATAATCTGTTAGTGCCTGGCACAACATCAAATGCCCAGTAGTACCAACTTCGACTTTTTCCAATATAGTCGCCGCCCATTTTCATAAGTTCGTCTGCTAGCCAGTCAAAATTCTTTTTGTTGTTGCTTGTCATGGCTTGAGCGGTAATACCTGTGTAACCTTTGACCACTACTCCGGGTATTTGTGCTATGCTGTTCCAGTTGCGCTTTCCGTCTCTAGTCTGCAATGATCCTGCAACCAATGTTTTCTTCATGATTGTCAGTACTATGCCGTAAAGTGATCTGGCTAGTCCTTGCCCACGAAAATCTTCATCCACTGTGATGTATTCTACAGAAACTGCATCTATATCAGGAACAAACCGTTTGGGTTTTGCCAGGTCTAATTTAGCAACTACTTTAGTTTTGCCAGAGTCAATTATCCTAACTGAGGTGGCAGTTGTAGTATACCAAAAGCCGCTGCCGCCTGGTAACGGTATTAGTTTTGATGGGTCAAATGTTGCAGTGTTCAACGCTGCCTTGCCGCCTTTAATCTTGGGTATGTTGACAATTTCTGTTATGTTCATGTATTTTTCCTGCCTCTCGATATTATTTATATAATAACTATGCAGTATTGATACATTGGTCCGCCCTGCAGGATTCGAACCTACGGCTTCTTGTTTCGAAGACAAGCACTCTGTCCAGCTGAGTTAAGGGCGGTTGATGTGATTGGCAGGCTCACAAGGGTTCGAACCTTGACTGATAGAATCAAAATCTATAGTGCTACCATTACACTATGAGCCAACTGATTGGTGGTAGAAGAAAGAGTTGAACTTTCACTTTACAGAATATGAATCTGGCGCACTACCATTATGCTATTCTACCATACTATGGCAATGCCGTTTATAGTATCGCTCTCGGGCTCCGACGGCACAGCGGACATACGATACCTTCATTACCATATTAAAGCACACTCTGTCGCCGTTTTTGCTACGCTGGTAACGACCAAGACCTTAAAGAGTGTGCTTTAATATGGTAGGAGAGATGGGGCACGATCCCACAGCCTCGAAATTAAAAGTTTCTTGCTCTACCAAATTGAGCTACTCTCCCATTGACGTTGCTTTACTTCTTTACGTGCTGCCTTGTTACTCTTACGATGACTACCTGCCCCTGTTTTTTTAAGTACCAGACTGACGAAGGGATTACGTCGGGGTACGATCAGTTTTGACTTCATTTTACTACTCCTTTAAATTAAACTGTTTTTTTACAGTTTTTAACTGCACTAAACAGTGTGAACGCACGTTTAGAATCAAAGTTTTTGTGATTGTACATGTAGGCTTTTTTGCGTTCCACAACAACCAACGCCTGTGCCAGTTGATATTTTTGATCAAAGTCTAGCGAACGCATCATGGCATCTTGCATATCTACAATGTCCAAAGCATACTCCAGCCATTTTTCTGTGGCTTTTATACGATCGTATGTGCTGAAGCCTGTGGACTTGTTGCTGATGTTGTACTTGCTGATGTAGTTACATGCTTGCATGGCACAATCTCCTATGTAAAAATATATTATACAAAAGATTGATTTTTGCGTCAACCAGAAAATGGTACCTCGTGACAGTTTCGAACTGCCGACCTTCGCCGTGTAAAGGCACTGCTCTACCACTGAGCTAACGAGGCAACGATTGGTACAAGTGGAGAGATTTGAACTCTCACGCCTTTCGGCACTGGTTTCTAAGACCAGCGTGTATACCGTTTCACCACACTTGTGTAAAATTAAAAATGGTACCAGATACTGGATTTGAACCAGTGACCAACAGATTATCGGTCTGCTGCTCTACCACTGAGCTAATCTGGTATTACTTGGCGGAACAGGTGGGAGTCGAACTCTAAAGGCGCTATTAACACTCGGCTGTTTTCAAGACAGATGCCATCTCCAGTTGGCTTGGCCTTCCTTTACTTGTATGGTTGATGCTGATTACTCATGAGTAGTTAATCAGACTTTCTTTATATACAGCATGTTTGATGGGTAAGTTATCAAACCACTGTTCATTCCTGTAATTGTCCTGTATTAGTTGTTGAGTCAAGAAACGATACCATTGATTGCTGTGATCTGTTGTGCGCAACACTGTTATAGCTGCTACCATATTTGCATGATTTTTAAATTTGCTGCTTTCGAGGGTATCAATTAACGCAGCACGATACTGCATGGGAATAACACTTAATCCCAGTGGGCTACCAATATTAGCTAATACAGGTTGAAATTGGTCTGTCTGCATCCAACTAAACTGTTGCAATAAATCAGGCAACCACCAGATATTGATTGCACTGAGTACTGGTGCAACACGAAATACGATATTTGGTTGAGAACGCATCCATTCTAAGTTTTTTTCAATTTTCTCCCAATCACTACCACTACGAACAATACCTGCATATTTCCCAACAGCATCTATGCTGGCATTCACATTGATTCTACTAAACGCAGGCCAGAGATCACGTACAGTTTTCCCTCGTGACTCCATTACTGTCATGTTGGTACTGTACATTAGTACAGGATCGATATTTTGTTCAATTAGTTTTTCAAGAACTTCGTAGTGTTGCGGGTTCAACAACGGTTCACCTCCGGCAAAATACACTTCCTTACAACGGCTCAAATCCATGTCCAACAGGTTGATTGGATCATACAAACTGATGTCTGTCAACTTGGCTTCACTAGACCAGCTGGTGCTGAATGCCGGTCCACATGATCTGCATTTTAAATTGCAAAGATTATTGTTGCGAAAATCTAAAAGTTGAATCTGATGAGTATCAAAATTGGTCTCAAAATCATCAAACTGTGTTCGCCAGCTTGTCTGATCCGGCTTGCATGCATTGCCACATTCACGAGGCACTTCTCCACGCAGAAATGCACCACCAACTGAGTTGGTCATTTCTTCTTGGCTGTCAAACAAATCCCCTCCCCATGCGCAACAGGGTGCGTATTTGCCGCCTGGCATGTAGCTAACACTTACCCACGGTGCTTTACAATAAATTTTATCCATTAATCTTTTCCAGTTGATATACAATTATAACATAATCTATAACTTTTGTAGTGGAGTACGGAGTGAGATTTGAACTCACGGTTTTACAGTTTTGCAGACTGTTCCCTTGGGCCACTCGGGCATCCGTACACTGTTTTGGCATGTCCTCAAGGATTCGAACCTTGACCAGAAGTTTTGGAGGCTCCTGTGCTGCCGTTGACACTAAGGACATATTGATTGGTACAGCGTACGGAATTCGAATCCGTGTTACCCACGTGAAAGGCGGGAGTCCTTGGCCTCTAGACGAACGCTGTATTGATTGGCTGGCCAGGGTGGGCACGATCCACCGACCGACGGATTAACAGTCCGTTGCTCTACCAACTGAGCTACTGGCCAAAAAAGTTTCATTAATTATGGTGCTCCGTGATGGAATTGAACCAACGACTGATGCTTACAAGGCAACTGTTATACCATTTAACTAACAGAGCAAATACTATGGTGGAGAATAAGAGAATCAAACTCTTAATTTCGGCATGCAAAGCCAATGTTATCTCATTTAACTAATTCCCCAAATAACTGGTCTATCTACTAGGATTTGAACCTAGACTCCTGCGTCCCAAACGCAGTGCGCTACCTGATTACGCAATAGATAGTAAAACTGGCTACTCGAGCTGGGCTTGAACCTCTGGCCTCTTGCGTGACAGGCAAGCGATCTAACCAACTGATCTAACGGTGCAAAATATTATTGAGAGTACTGCCATATCCTTTTAAGCGCACATAACTACACGCTCCCAATCTAATGTACGACCTATCACGGGTCTATGTCAGATCATGACATAATAAAAGAAAGGGATAAGTCAACCCTCGGCAGTCAGGTTGTTGATTAGACACCTCGTTACAGGACTCTCAATAATAAACGTTAACTCCATGTTAATAAGAAACATGTGAAATCAGAATCTTTCTCAAAAGTAATTTCAAAAAAAGCTCCTCGACTTTGTACAGTAGCACCTGCTGGTTCGAGATTCTTGTTAAGGATTCTCGCGTCAGGGAAGCCACCTTCATACTGAATTTCTCGGTCGTATAAATTCTCGTACCACTTGTCAAAACACTTGTCTGTCTGTGATCCTGTAAACTCTGGCCATATTATTTTGATCATTTATTAACTCCATTTCAAAATTAAAAATGTACGTTCTTGTTCCGATGCGGGAATAGATGCTAGCCAATCGTTGAAAGAATAAGGTTGATCATTCAACCACCAAGTCTTTCTTCCATCTGCCCATATAAGAGCAGGGCCGTCTGTTCTATGCTTGTTCCCATGTATGCACCACGCTTGTGTACCGTTTGGAAAAATTTCAGCTGGACCGTCTTCACGATGAAGTCGACCATTTAACCACCATGCTTGTGTGCCATCATCTTCAATAACGCATTTGGGTTGAGGTGATTTAATCATTTTAACGTGATCTTCAGTTGAAGTTAACAACACAATTATACACTTGATGACTCGTGTGTGTCAACTGTTTAAAACTCGGCGGAAGGCTAGAGAGTCGAACTCTAAAGGCGCTATTAACACTCGGCTGTTTTCAAGACAGATGCCATCTCCAGTTGGCTTGGCCTTCCTTTACTACTACTGGTGTACTAAAGATACTCCAACTAATAAGTGGCAGGCTGACACACATTTCATTTAACTTGCGCTCCGATGTTTAACAATCCTGATTTGGGATCCGCAATACCTTTTACACAGATTGACTGATTACCACTTAACTAGGTGTGTCTGGTTGGACTCGAACCAACGGCTTGGTTTACCCGGCAGCAATTAGGCCCTTCGCCATGAACCGGTTCCTGCTCTACCAACTGAGCTACAGACACATAAACTTGGTCTATCTACTAGGATTTGAACCTAGACTCCTGCGTCCCAAACGCAGTGCGCTACCTGATTACGCAATAGATAGTAAAACTGGCTACTCGAGCTGGGCTTGAACCAGCGACGCTTGCACTTAAAGTACGACAGTCTAGCACTGAGCTATCGAGGAATAAACTGGCGGTCTCAAGGGGTAACGATCCCCTTCTTCTTACGTGACAGGCAAGTGTGCGTCCATGAACACTTTGAGACCTAAATTTCTGGTGCCACCTCGTGGAATCGAACCACGTTCATGTCCTCTTCAGGGACCTGCTATAACCATATCAGCTAAAGCGGCATACTGGTGAATGAGGTAGGGATCGAACCTACTTGTCAAAGACGGGTGGGTTACAGCCACTTGCCCTGCCATTAGAGCATCTCATCCATAATTTTAACACACTCTTGAGAATGTGTGTATTAAAGTAGACTAATCATAATCTATTTTAATACACTGTGGTTTTTCGTTACACAAGAGTAACTCCATCACACAGTCCGCCCATTTGGAACTTTTATAGTGGTTCCAGGATCTCGTTTCCTATAACACTTTACTGCTGTACAAATGAAAAACTCCAGGGTTTTTATTCCTGGAGTCTTTTAAAGTTATTGCGCTATGTATCTTCTACACAACACAGACTTCTCTAGACTCCGCCTTGATCCCTTCTGGTGTACGATCATTACTATTAAATTCACATACCTGCCAAGCGATGGACACCATGTCCGCCTGTTTGGCTGTGTTATGTGAATTGCAATAGCGTTGTTGATCTAACATTTGTTTTCCTATTAAACTAAATTATACAACTATTTATATATCTTGTCAAGTACTTTTTTTATTTATGAGCAATTTAGTTATTTTTTATTTACGAGCGGTAAATTTTGCTCCAGATCTGCAACCTCTTGATTTTCCTCAGTTTTGCAGATGCCAGTCCGTCCGGTGTAACAATGCCTTCTTGTTCCAGCAAGTCAACCATGACCAAAAAGTCAGCTATTTCTTGCTCCAACCTGTCTCGATGCGATATACCTGTGTTTTGATCTGCGTCTAGCCCAAATCTAAAACACTTGGAAATCTCTTGGATTACTTCAGCTGCTTCTTCCTGGGCTATAATTAATATTTCGTTTAACCGTGTATTCATAGTATTTTGTGTGTGATAGGTAAAGTTGGTCCGGCGTAGAGGAATCGAACCTCTATTAAGGGAGTAGAAATCCCCTGTATTATCCATTATACTAACACCAGATTCTTGGTGCTCCCCCTGTGAATTGAACACAGACTCTTTCGATTATGAGTCGACCGCTTTACCATTAAGCTAGAGGAGCAGGATACTATTTATTGATGGGGAATACGCTGCGAATAGCTACATGGTTGTTATTGAACATGCCCTTGATGGCATTCTCAGCACCCATTCTACCTGTAGATGATGGGATAACCTGTCGTCCTTCAGTAAGTACTTGGTTACCTTGACCCTTGTATACTGTGTAAGAAACTTCGAACATTTGCATAGTATTTCCTTAAGAGTTAATTTATCACTACAAGTACTATTACAGCAACAATATCATTATTTGTCAAGTCAAACAGTACAATAATTCAGCCCACGCCAGGCAGAAACAGGAAATTCAACTGGAGTTGTGTTGTTGTATTGCCACTGATTGTTTTTCCATGTTGCAAACTGCACAGGGTACAACGTGGACTCCAGTAGGACTTGATACAGTCCAGGATAGACTGGCTGGTGTTTTCTAAACGTAAACCAGCCAGTCATGACAGACTCATCAACTTTTGTAGGATGTGGTGTTGTTTTGGCACTGCTGTCTGGGTGTGCGGCTTCTGCAGATTCTGTTACGAACATTTCAAAATTAAAGCTTTTGCCAACAGTTGATCCATTGTCGTACCCGTCAAGATACTGACCTTGATATTCAACTCCATTTGCCAATGTCCAGCCGTTGTAATTGCTGTAGGCAATTGACAGTTGGCCCAGATCAAATGGTTTTGTCAGTTCAAGTTCAGCTGAAAAGAATGTTCCTTTTTCAATGCTCTGCCCAACGAATACAGCAGTTCCAGGCGCCACAAGATCAACATCAGACTGGCGTTGTGCTTTTATTCCAGCTGAGTCTAAATTGGCAAGATCCAAGTCACATTCAAACATGTGTCGGTTGTGTGTGGTGTCATATACCACAAGACGGCAATGACTGCTCATCTCTACCCCAGTTGCATGAGCCAAATCGTCGCAATCGTACCAACTGCCTGGCGTTATAAATTGATGTTGTTTTGGCACAAGAGCAAAAGTTGGATCAGCGTCAACATAGTTCAACTGCGCAAAGTCTACTAGTTTTGCATTGCCATGATAATTCCAGTAGTCGTAAGTATCAGCGTCAACACGCCCCATGACTATTTCGCCACCGTAACCCGAAAGTGAAATTTCCACTGTGTGCGGAGTAAACGACAAGACTTTGAGTAAGTCTTCTTTTTGTTTGCGAGTAGCCATGTTTAATCTTTCTTTTTAACAAGATCGAAAACTCGATCTCTGTCAAGGCAATAAAATCCATATCCCACTTGTATCATTGATCTCAGCAGATCCAGTAGAACAATACCTGCTCCTGTTGCAATGATGTACTTGGGAATTGGCATTGGACAACCAAATGCAGCAGCAACCACACCTGTTATGACAATCAGGAAACCATAAAATCCCACATCCTTCACTGCAGATCTAAGTAACCATTTTGAAAAGTTGCAAACTTCGATTAAATTAATTTTTTTCATTTAAACTCTCATGTATGTTAATAAACAATCTAACCCCATCTCAATGCAAAGATGGTGGCATCGGATTCTGATTCAAACCAAAAAACACTTCCTGTCCAAGCATAGTGATCTTGTCCAAACTGCTTCTCGCACCACTGATGTATTAATTTCCACAACTCTCCATCGGATCGAACAACAACCGGCACGTATCCATGTGTTTCCAACTGTTGATTCCAGTCTATGTTTCCATAATGGACATCGCCGTGCTCATGCGCTGCTTTGAAAACATCATCAACAAAGGAGCGTACCGATTGCAATTTTATATGCCAACCCCAAACTGTTTTTTCATTTCAGTTGCAAAACTGTCAGGTCCAGCAGTTGCCATGACGTCTGAATTGGCAACTGCCCAGTCAGCACATTCCGTCACAACTGATTTGTAAAAGTACTCAAGCTGTTGAGTGTTCACATTTGGGTAGTGACTACCACCAGCCTGTAGAGCCAACCTTTTCATGATGTCATGCATTCAATTCTCCTGTAAAATTGTATTCAGTGGCAACGCCGTGCCTGACTTGCGTCTGCTAAATCTTGATAATATTCAGCCACATCTGGATCAGCATCACATAGATCGCCAAACTCTATCACTTCAAACGACAAGTTGTTTGTGCCATTGCCCCAGGATTGAATCTCAGTGATCAACTCATCCAGTTCTTCTTGGGTACCGTCAAATGTGTCAAAACATCCAGGTGCAAAGTGTACTTGAGTAGGGCTGGTCATGATAATTCCTCTTCGGCAGTGTCAAATTCAATCGGTTGTTCAAAGTCCGGTCCCATGATCATGTGTTTAGGCCCAACAACAAAAACATGATTGGCCCATACGGATTTTAGTACATCTCTAATTTCACTGTCAGACTGGCCTTGTGCTATAAACTGTCCAGTATCGACGTCTGTCCATACATAAGAATTTTCAATCAGTTCAGCTTGAATTCTATGTAAACGGGTTTCCATGAACTTTTGCATGGCAACTTCATCTTCGCGTTGTGATCGAGATTTTAAAAAGTCAAGCATCATTGTCCTTTAATTTGAGAAATAATTTCTTCGGCCAGTATCATATCGCTGGCCTGCATGTGTTCGGTTGCAGTATCTAGTTGTTCAATAGTCATCAACTGTATTAATGACCAAGCTTGAAATTTTTCTCCGTCTTCAAGTTGATCAAACCATGCCAAAATATCGGCCTGTGTGTTGCATGCCCATATTTGGTCACACATGATCATTTGTTCTAATGTCAGTCCGTGTAATTGCATTGAATTCCTCGATGTGTTTTATATTGCACATTGTATTATAACAACTACAAAGTTATTAGTCGACCGACATACCACGTACATCAGTATTGAGTGTGGGACGATACTCACGAATCATCTCACGTTCTGCATGATGTGCTTCGGTCTTGCCACGTACCACTGCTAAAATATACAAGTCAAATGCTTCAACACCACGTTCACGCATGGCTTCGTACAACAACCACGATTTGTTTTCGTTACGTGAACGATATACATGCTTGTTGAAACGAACCTGAACGCTACGGTTTACAGTGCTTGCTGTTTTGGCAGTGACGCCAATGTAGAAGTCTGTGCCGGACTCGATCATGTAAACAATATGAGTACGATCTGAGCGTTTTTTGCGGGGCGTTGTTTTTGCATCCATACAACTATTATACTGTAAGTGCATTTTCTGGTCAACTAGAGAAAAATGAAGGATTTTTACTGTTGTTTTTTAGCAACAATTAGTTGCTAGTAATAATTATCTAAAAATTGCGCAAGATTTCCGTACAGTGTAGCCATCATGGCTTCTTTACTGCTGAAC